CCTATTGCGTGTGTCATCCACCCATCGGTTAACCTAACCAGATTATCGCTATACAAATAGTGTTCTGATTGTAGATTACTTCCAAAGCTTAGAATATCCCAATCGTTAGGAAGTTGACTAATTGCTTTCTCTATCTGTTTATCGACAAAAAAAGCACAATCATCTTCTAACACTAACAACTTATCCGTTTCTTGATACTTTTCTAATAAAGCATACACCGACTGATTAAACCCTTTTAAACCCTCAAAGAACTTTACTCTTTTAATTCGCTGATAATCTAATTCTTGATTTATATGTTCAACCCTCTTTGGGTCTCCTAATGTCAATACTACAATTTCATCGAAAAAAGAAAATGTGGGAGGATTTACGCCCTCCCTATTTTTTATGACGCTAAAGCCGTCCATGAACCAGTGATAAAAGCACCTGGCAAATAAGTTGCCAAACCTACTCTTTCTTCTACTCTGATTGTTACCAAGTTCTTTTGGAAGTTATCAGAATCTTCTCTTGAAATATCCACTTGTACGGCATTTCTAACTAAGAACTCTGCTTGTGAGAAATCACCTACCAAGAAAGCGTTAGTAGCCATTGCAGTCGTTGGATACAATGGAACACCACACAATCTCAAAGTGTTGTCAGAGAAAGTCACCGCTGCGTAAGGACTTGTATATTCCTTAGTAGTTGTCTTAATCTGCAATAATTCGTAGTAAGCATAAGGGTTAACCGCTATTCCAGTAGGAGAGTAATTAGCTTGTGCCAATTGTGAAATCGCATTCACCAAATAAGAGAATCTATCTGCATTTGCAGTATTTGCAGTACCAGTAGGAGCGTAAGCCGTAGCTTGTGTAATCAAACCGTTTAATGTGTTAGAAGTACCAGCACCATTCAAGATTTGGTCATCTTCCTTGTCCAAAAGTTGCTCTACCATTCTTCCCGAAGTAAAAGCCAACAATCTTGGTATGTCTTGTAAGATTTGCTCTGAGTGTCTTTGGAAGTGTGCTATTACAATCGGTGCTTGTGTTACATAAGTAATATCAGCATCAGTTTGTGACTTAGCAGAACCTTCTGTTTGAATACCTACCGAACCTTCTCCGTTGGCGTAACGTGGGAATGAATAATTCGCATCTGTCATCGGCACAGAAGGAATCAAAGAACGAATATGCACTTTACGGTTAGGAGTAGCAACCAAATTCTGAGAGAATTGTGTTGACATTGTGCCAGTCACATTTGAACTTGTTACACTACCTACTGCCTTAGCAAAAATATGATTCTGTCCTTCGTTAATATCAAAAGATATACTTCTCGACTTTCTGTTTCTGATTCTGCCAACCTCATCCATTTCTCTTTCAACTTGTTCTGTCAAGTCTTCGTGAAATGATTTTGCTCTTTGGTCAAACGCTTGGTTTGTTCTCTTAGCTGCCAATTCAATAGCGTCAAGTTGTTTAGCGATACCTTCTACAGTAGGCTTCAATTCTTCATACTTATCAATAGCATTTTTGATTTCAGTCTTTAGCCCTTCCTCAATACCTTTTGCGGACTCTTTAGCTTGTCCGTTTGCTTTCTCCAATCTTGCATCAATATCTGATAGCAAAGAGGCTTTGATTTTTTCTATCTCTTCCATTATTTTAATGATTTTTGTACGTCTTGTAAAAATTTGATTATATGTTCATCTTTGGAAATTTCAACTATTGGCGGTTCAGGTGCAACTGCGGTCTGAGTGCTTTTTATTGTCTCTATTTCTTCAAGTATAAATTCTTCTGTATATTTTAATTGTAGCTCCAATAAAGGAAACATTTCGTCTGTAAATGTGCCTTTCTTAATAGCCTTTGTAAGCCTTTGTAGCGTCTCAAATGCCTTTGTGATACTATTATCAAACATCTCTTTATAAAGCGATTTAAGCTCTATTGTAGGCGTTTCTGGGTTAGCTCCCCAAACAACAGTACTTCCTTCATAAAGTTTAGCTTCGTATATTGTAGTGTATTCTGTTCCATCTTCTAAACTTTTTTGCTCATACTTTCCTTTTGGCACGCTAAACATGACCGAATGTTGGCTTACTAATTCCGCTTCGTAAAGCTTTACAATGTCGTTTCCGTGATTAGTATCTACGATTGTAGATGTCATTTTAAGACCAAAAGAATCTTCTTCAAAACTAGGCTTAGATAAAACAAATTCTGGCGAAGGTCTATGATTAGATAAGTGAAACAGTTCATTTGTTCCACCTTTACCTCTTGCGTTAATTGATGCCTTATAGCACCCTTGCATCATCATGTCACCATCTAGGTCTATGTTGCCAAATTTTGACACATAGGCTACTATGGTGCGTCCTGATACGTCTAAAATCTCACTCCCTATACCTTTGGTTTTCATATTTCGTGCTTTCGTAGTAGAAAAATAATATAAATATACCCTTTAGTATTGCTTTTGTCGTTTGTGTTGTTTAGATTTGCAATACATATATTTATATTTGCAAAATGGAGTTGAAAGTTTATGAATTACAAGTAGTAACGTTTAAGACCCTACCTGAAATATTAAAGGTAAGCGGAAGAACTGCGAGTACATTTATAAAGAATACGAGGAAGTGTTATAATAAACCTACTGGGGCTATTACATTAGGACAGGTATTAAAAGCTAATAATTTAGAAAAGTAAATATTAAAAACTAAACAAGTCTGCCAATAATAATTGGCTTAAAAACAACTTTAAACTACTTAGGATAGTTTTTTTAGGTTGTGGCGTATCAAATATAACTTCTTCCTCTTTTGGTTCAATAGGGATATAATGCACGCTGCATCTGCAATTCACAAGATTAGACGCACTTGCTCCATGACTAGAATCTCCAGGATACTCTAGATCTTCACCTCCGATAATAAACAGTTCTTTCTTTGGTATTGGCTTCATACCCAACATTGCTCCATGTTCGGGTCTTTCTCTACCATCTAACCTAGGTATCCAAATCTTGTTTTGCTCAAATGGGATATTATCAGAAAGTATCTTCGTGGCTTCACTACTTGCGGATGTTGTTTCTGTGCGGCTTATTCTTAAAGCCCTCATTTTACTAATCCTACCTTTTGTGACGTTTGAAATATCACGGGCTATCTGTACTTCTGATTTATTATCTGCTAATCCTTTTGTAATTGTGTCTTTAATTAACTTCTTAGTATAATCACTTACACCTACTACATTTTCAGCCAACGCCATTTTATCCGCAATATCAGAAACGTGTTTTATTAACTCCGCATTTCTAAAACCTATATTAATATTATCAATAGCTTCAACTTTAGAAAACCTACCTTGCACGGCTTTAATTTGTATTTTAGTGCTATCTACTAAGGCAATAGAAATAGCAGCCTTGTAGAACCTAAAATAAGCGTCTTTTATTATTTCCGAATCTACTAATGAATCTATGTTTATATTTGTAGAATACCCACCGTATATATTAAAGTATGGGAGTACCTTAGATGCTGATTTTTGTAAAGCTAAAAGAAAAAGCCTATAACCTTTCTTTTCAATCTTACTCAACATCTTTTGATATTCTTTCCCTAATAATATAGTTTCATTTCGTGTCATAGGTTGCTATTACCTGTGTTAACTTGTGGTAGGTCAAATTGAATATCATCTAAAATTTTCTTTGAACCTGATACTAAAATCTTGTTTCCGTTATCGCCTTGGTATGCACCGTATTTTATAACGTCTCTAATTTCATCAATAGTAACGGCTTCTGTTTTTTGTAGTCTTTCGGCTACTTTGAATAGTTCTTCATACATCTCTGGAAATTCTGTATAGTCAAAATCTATATATAAATCTTCCTCATACGAGGGGCATAACCAATTATTTAATCCGTTTTTTAAAGCTTCTAGTTCTGGTATAACGCCATCAGTAACACTTGATACCTTGCCTTGTTGCATAGTGTCGTAGCTTGCTGATTCATGGTCATTTAATACTACCATAGAATTAACATGAAATAATGAACACCACGCTTTATCATCGTAGCTTTTAGATGCAAGTATATTAAGGTCAATAGGGCTTAATCCTAACTCTAACGAACCCAAAGGAATAGAATTTAATGCTATGCCGTTATTACCTGCTTCTTTTATTGCCTTTCTTATTTTCTCGTTATCTGTTGATAATTGTGCATCATCTGGCATACTAATAGATGCAAGTTGGTCGGGTGTAAGGTTTGGAAACACTATTTTCTTCGCTCCTCTATTTTGCATTGTTTCTGTTTCAGCATCTAAAGCATCGCTTGTCTTTTGGAGTAGTTTTCTTGCTGACTTGAAAATAGAAGTACCATCAAATCCGCCTGCGTCGGGCGAAAATGTTTTAATACATAATACTTCGTCTGTACTTATCTTATTATTTGGTTGTCGCTTATCTATGTAGTTAGCTATTACCATGCCACCTCCTCCGCTTTCTGCTACTATGTTTTGTGCTGGTAGTAGGTATATCTCTTGGAATCCTTTTGTGCGGATTGAATTTTCAACCTTTGAGCCTTTAATATAAGCCCG